GCTAAAGTTGCTGCCCCTTTTCTTTTAGGTGCGGGGGCTGCTGTTGCTGGTAGTACGATTGCAGCTACGGCATTTGGGGCAACTGCACTAGGTGGAATCATAGCTAGTGGATTGACCGCTGTAGGTACTTCAATGATTATTGATGGAGTTACAAGCATCATTGCACCAACTCCACAAGTGCCAAACTTTAACGCTTCTGATTCATTGTCCGATAATGACCCTAATGTTCAGGCCAATTTTGGATTCAATTCAATCATTAATACTACAAGGGCTGGTGTTCCAGTCCCAATTATTTATGGACAGGTATTTACAGGATCTATTGTAATAAGCTCTGGTATTGATACAGTTCAAGTGGAGGGTACAGCAGCGTAATGGGTTCAGCATCTTTAACAACTGCTGGTGACTTTGAGAGTCCTTTACACGCTCTCGCAGGTATTTCAAACCCAGATTTACCTAAAGACTCACTAGCATCAAAGCAGTTTCAAACTTTAATAGATCTGATCTCTGAAGGAGTTATATCAGGATTTCCTTCTGCTACTGGCTCACAAGGTTCAACAGAATATAACACAAGTAGTCTTAAAGACGTATTCCTTAATGGAACTCAAGTTTTACAACAAGCGGCTGGTACAAGTCCAGATGATACTGACTTTAACTTTAAAAATATTACTTTTGAGCCTAGATTTGGCACATCAGATCAAACAGCTATTGCTGGTATCACTGCCAGTGAATCAGAAACTGCTGTAGGTGTAACAGTTACAAAAGATACTCCAGTTTCTAGATCAATAACAGATACAAATATTGATGCTGTTAGAGTAACTATTGCTTTTCCTCAACTTCAAAAATTTGAAGATAATGGAGATATTAATGGGGCAGAAGTAGCTCTTACAATTCAAACAATAGAAAATGATGGCACTACACAAACAGTAATAACAGATACTGTAAAAGGTAGGGCAGCAAGTACTTATTTTAGGGACTATAAAATCAATCTTCCATCTGGCACTAGCTTTCCTGTAACTATCAGAGTAAATAGAACCACTGACGACAGCACTGATTCATTTTTACATGATGTTTTTACATGGCAATCTTTTACAGAAATAATAAATGAATCTAGAGCTTACGCTAACTCCGCTCATGTAGCAATAAGATTTGATGCTGAAACATTCCCCTCTATTCCCACTCGTATGTATAGGGTTAGAGGAACTCTTATTAAAATTCCGCACAATGGTACTGTCAGGGCTGATGGATCAATAAGTTATAGTGGGACTTTCAATGGTACTTTTAAAACTGACAAAGAATATTCAAACGATCCAGCATGGGTTTTGTATGATCTGTTAACAACTTCAAAAGGTTTTGGAGATCATATAGATACCTCACAATTAGATGTTTTTAGTTTTTACTCAGCCTCTGTTTATTGTTCAGAGCAAGTAGATGATATGACAGGAACTGGAAATACTGAGGCAAGGTTTTCAACAAATGTAGTTTTAAATACTCAACGTGACGCATATTCGCTTATTAATGATCTTTCATCTGTTATGAGAGTGATGCCATTTTATAGTGCTGGAGTCATAAATATTTCTCAAGATCGGCCCACAGATCCAAGCTATATTTACAATCTTAGCAATGTAACTTCAGAGGGTTTTTCTTATTCAAACGCAAGCAAATCAACAAAAGCAACTGTTGTTAACGTTGGATACTTTGACAACGATACTCAATCTATAGATTATGAAACTGTAGAAGATACAGCTTTACAAGCTAAATATGGTGTTGTTGTAAGAAATTTAAAAGGATTTGCTACAACTTCCAGAGGACAAGCTGCCAGACTCGGAAAATGGTTTTTATACACACAATCTAATGAAGCTGAAATCTGCTCTTTTAAAACATCTATAGAGTCAGGAACAATAGTAAGGGTTGGAACAATAATATCTGTTCAAGATCCTATGAGGGCAGGGGTTAGAAGAGGAGGGAGAATAAAGACAGGAGTTTCAACAACACAAATAGTAGTAGATGATTCTAATAATACTGATTTAGCTACGTCTGATTCAGCAACTTTATCTGTTATCTTGTCAGATGGCACTCTTGAAACAAAAACAATATCTAGTATTTCTGGAACAACTATCACAGTATCCTCTGCATTTTCATCTGTTCCTCAAGCAAACTCTGTATGGGTTATTGAAAATACATCAATTTCACTCCAAACTTTTAGAGTTTTTTCAGTAAAAGAAGTAAATCAGCTTGAATATGAAATACAAGCTGTTGCTCATAATCCTTCAAAATATAGTTTTGTTGAAGATGGATCTATATTGCAAACAAAAACAATATCAAACTTAACTGCTCTTAAAGACTCTCCAAGTAACTTACAAGGCTCAGAGCAAATTGTTGTTTTAAATAATCGGGCTGTATCAAAACTATTTATTCAATGGCAGCCTGTTTCTGGAGTTACAGAATACATGGTGCAATATAGATTTAAAAATGAAAACTTTATTTCAGAAAGGGTTAAAAGACCTGATTTTACAATATTTGAAACTCAACTTGGTTCTTACGAGATAAGGGTATTTAGTTATAACGCTTTAGGCAAACCAAGCACAACACCATCAACAACGACTTTCACAACTGTAGGAAAAACAGCTTTACCAGCAGATCCAAGCGGCTTAACTCTTGAACCTGTTTCAGATCAGTTTGTACGACTTAGATTCAATCCAGCGACAGATGTTGACGTTTTACATGGTGGAACAGTATCCGTAAGGCATACTCCCTCTGTTGATCCAGCAGTTGCAACTTTTCAAAACTCTACAGAAATAATTCCAAAACTTGCTGGAAACATCACAGAAACATTGGTTCCAGCTTTGACTGGCACATATTCAATTAAATTCATAGACGACACTGGAAACAGGTCAAATAACGCAGCAAGAATTATAGTTACAGCACCTGACCCACAACCAAATCAAATATTACTTACAGAAAGAGAAGATACAGACTCACCACCATTTCAAGGTGATAAAGTAAGCACTTTTTATGATGCCACTTTTGATGGTCTACTTTTAGATGGAACTTTGTTATGGGATTCAATAACCCAAAATATTGATGAATTATCAAACATAGACTTTGCTGGCCCAATAAATTCAACAGGTTCTTATGAATTTAAAAATAAATTAGATTTAGGTGCAATATTTAATTTAACTTTGAAAAGGCATTTTGTTACATCTGGTCTTTTAGTTAATGATTTAATTGATTCAAGAACTGCCCTTATAGATACTTGGACAGAATTTGATGGTACGCAAAGTGAAGATGTAAATGCTAAATTATTTGTTGCCACAACTGATATAGACCCAGCTACTTCAGTTTCAGCTACTTACGAACAGAGTGGAACAACTATTACTATAACTAAGAGTTCACATGGCTATTCGGTTGGTGATTTTGTTGTTATAGATTTTACTGCTGGACAAGCAACAGATGGAAATTATGAAATCCAAACAGTTCCAACTGCAAATACATTTACTGTAACTTCTGCAACAAGTTCAACTATATCAAGCGGTACAGCTTGCACTTATGGGGCTAATTTTTCTCAATTTAACACTTTTGCCAACGGAGAATATACTGGTAGAGGATTTAAATTTAGGTGTGAATTAGAGTCAAACGACCCAGCACAAAATTTAAATGTTACAGAACTTGGTTTCGAAGCAAGTGTCAAACGTAGAACAGAAACTGTAAATACTTCTATTGCAAGTCAATGTGCAACTACTGGATCTGCAAAAACAGTTACTTTTGCATCACCATTTTTTACAGGGTCAGGAACTATAGATGGAGGTTCTGCAACTGACTTTTTGCCAACAATCGGTATTACTCTTGAAAATGCTGTATCTGGTGATTATTTCAAAATTACATCTATCACAGGAACTCAGTTTGTTATAGAGGTAAGAGATTCCAGCAACAACTTTAAAAATCTTAATTTTAGATATACTGCAATTGGGTTTGGTAAAGGTACATAAATATGTTTATATTGGAGTTATCAGTTATTCTATACTTAAATAAAAAGATTAAGTAATGGCTACACATGACTACGATATTGCCAACCAATCTGGTGCGGCTTTTAGAACAGATTTAAACAATGCCCTTGCTGCAATACAATCTAATAACTCTAACTCTTCAAGTCCATCAAACACAGTAGCCTATCAATGGTGGGCTGATACTACAAATAATGTTTTAAAAATAAGAAATTCTAGCAATAATGATTGGGTCGAACTTTTACAACTTGATGGTACGTTAACTCTTGAAGATGGCTCTGCAAGTACACCTGGACTAGCTTTTAGAGATGACTTAAATACAGGTATTTTTAGTTCTGCTGCTGAT